TTTCACTGGCGGAACCACAAATAGAGCGGCAAAATATTATTTCAGTGTCAATGACACTATCACAAATAAACTTACAAACACAGAGGCGTTGGTTGTACATGACGGAACCACTGCTTACATTACACAATATGGTACCAACAACACATCGGCAGATGACTTGATCACACTATCAGCGGAATATGATTCTGGTACAGTTAAAGTTAAGGCAATATCAGGAACAGCACGTGTAACTGGTTACAGGATATTGTTACAAGACGACCAAACAGCATCAAGCACAGACGACACAGCCATCATAGCAGAAACAACAGGTGTGTCCTCTACGGCAACTGAAATTGATACATGGGAAACAGATGCAGTAACAGGTGCGTTCTATGTTGTTGCAGGTTACAGTTCTTCGGAAGGCACTGCAAGTGCCAGCGAGGTAATGGTCGTGACTGGTGGAACTTCACCTTACAACGATGACGTGTTTATAGGTGCTGGACCAACGATATCAACAAAAGGCACAGATCAACTAGATTTTAGTGCAACATTATCCGGCACGACGGTAAGTGTAAAGGCGGCATCAACATCTGGATCAAGCACAAACGTCAGTGCATACAGAGTAAACATGTTAAGAGGTGATGCGGGAGCCAGTGCAGAGAATGTTACTGTCGCAGATACCCAAACGATATCGGGAGATAAAACATTTTCTAGTGCTATCGCTCTACAGGTGGTTGGATCAGCACCAAGCACCGTAGAAAACAAGGCACATATCTATGCCAAAGATGTTAACGTCAGTCCTAGTGTGGACAGAGCAGAAATATTTGTTAAAGACGAACAAGGCAATGAAACAAGAATATCACCACACAACGAACATGGCGATTGGGAATACTTCTCAAGAAACATCAAAACCGGAAAAACTGTAAGGGTCAACATGGAAGAAATGATACGTGATATCGAAAAACTTACAGGTAAAAAATATATCAAAAACGATTAAACTATTAAATCTAAAATAGTTTGTAACTTGCCTTTAATACTTTTATTATTAAGGGTATTCCTTAATCCACCATGTAAATTTTTTGGCCAACATTCAAATGCACACCAACAATATCCTGAATGTTCTTTGTTTAATTGAGGAATAAACTCAATGTCAATTGCTACAAGATACGTATGAAAGAAAAACTTTTGATCATTACTGGTAAAAAGTTCTAACGGAATTACCTTTTTAAATACCGGAGTCTGTCCGACCTCCTCACTTATTTCCCTTTTCAATCCTTCAAAAGCAGATTCTTTTGTGTGTGATTGTCCGCCCACAAGTCCCCAAGTGCCTTTAGTTTTTGTATCAGTACGTTGCAAAAATAAAAAACGTTTTGTTGACGTGCAATAGAATAATGCACCAGAACATATTATATTTTCTTTCATAATTTATTATAGCAATTTATGTGAAATTTATCAAGGAGTAGTTGCGTCTTGACCACTAGCGTCGTCGTTCGCTGTATATCCGCCATCCAATACTATGCTCCAATTACCAGCGGTGTATATTCCTTCATATGATTTTACCCATTCAGTACCGTTGAACCTGTATTGTATTCCAGTATGGGTATTTGTAACGTAGTGCTGTGTGGAATCCGGATGACTAGCATCAAACACTTTGAGCCATTTACTTTGTGCTGTGCTGTATTCGATTATGTCGCCGACGCTGGCTACCAAACTGCCCCATGTTGAACTCTGTAAAGTTGCAGTGGAGTCTCCAATTTCGTCAATTATCAAATATCTATCTCCATTAGCAGGAGTTGGCGGAACAAATGTTGCTGGATTTATAATTTTTTTAACCGCTGTCAGTGTATTTGCAGGAATTGTGTCTCCATCGATTGTGTACAACAAAATAGTATCATCCAACGAAGTAGTTGCTATGGTTCCTACAATTTCGTTTCCATTAGGCTGTGTCAATCTGATCTGTGATGTTCCATTTGTCACTTTGCCGTATTGGTTCAATAAAACTTTCCAGTTTACTGGAGGGCCAAAAGTCTCAAACGGATCCGCAAGTCCGGGATCTTTGGCACCTGTGTAAAAACCATCGCCACCAGACTTAACATTTACTCCTGTTGTACCTAAAAGTCTAAGTTGATTTCCGGTTACTAATAGACCAAAATTATTAGGAGTGACATAACTTCTTGTTAATAAAGTTCCGTCTATCAATCCCTTTGTAATTCCTCCATCGTCGTCGTACACACTCATAATTATTTTCTGTATCACTCCAAGTTTTTTCACCTTTACAGGTGGTGACAACCATATAGGCATGCTGAATGTCATTGATGCAATATCAATTTCTGTTTCTCCGCCAACTGGTATAGTTCTTGAACTAAATGTAATTCCTGTAAGTTCCACATAACTTAAACTTGTCCAATCTAGAAAATTATCTGATTTTTGTATTTCAAAATCAGGGTTGAACAGATATAATATTTGTTCTAATAATTGTAACTTTTGATCTGTGTTTGATGTCCAAATATCTGCTGTAACCTCTAACCTAAAAGGCGAAGGCATGACCTTTTCCACAGTGTATCCAGCACCTAATTTGTCAGTGTAGTTTCCGTCTGCATCAGTATCTCTTTCTTTAAGATGTTGCTTTTCGATGTGATAAGGATTTTGCATCCTTTCTCTGTCATAATTTAATTCTCTCACATAACAGGCAATTCTTGGAGTGTAGTTAAGGGCATTTTCACTATTATTTCTAATGATGTTTGCTACTTGTCTTGTTGGATCTCCGTATACCACAGGCACTGCTCTCAAATTTACAGTGTCGTCTTTTCCTTTTCCTGTTTCTACAGAAAAGTTACCAAGTATTCTCATAAATTGAGTCAAAAACTTTCTAACTTGTCCGTCGTAAAAATGTAGCATTAATTGTCAGCCTTTGGTTTCAATGCCTTTGTAAGCGATTGTCGTTGTTTAACTGTTAAACCATTTATCGTATCAGACGAAGTATTGTTAACAAATCCGGTTTTCTGCGTGTCTCTAGTGTCTGTGTTAGATAAGTTCACCCTGACCGAATCTTCTATTTTAATCCACCTGTTACCGTCGTACCTAAATAACCTGTTAGGAAGGAAATCTGTTCTTAAAAAATAATCGCCCTTGTCGACATTTGCATTAGGAAAGGATATACCAAATCCTGCTGGATGACCGTTAGGTGCAACTCCATCACCGCCAACGTAAAATCCATAATGAGATGACGCCGGAGTGTCTATCGTTGCATTTACAGTCCTATCCATACTTGTACGCTGTTCTGATGTGTTAACGTTATCCGTTCGGATATTGCCTCTTTCATCAATTGGGGCAACATAATATTGTTTGAAATTGAATCCGGATTTTGGTGCATCTGCTTCTGCCTGTGCCAACACTTGATCGGATATTGTTTTTTCTCTGTTGAACGTCGACATATAGTTAGCAAGTGAACCTTCTGTTGTAGCATCTCCAATAATGTCTCTGAATTCTTGTGAGTCGACCATTGATTTTAATTTCAATCTAAGCAGATGTGGCCACCATGTTTGTGAAAATCCTTCTGCGGCCCTGTTTACATCTTCGACAATGTAATATCTTTTCAGTGCTATAGGAATAGATTCGTCTAACGAGTAATCTTCCTTAAGGTGTGGAAATTCTATTACATCACCACTCATTGGTTTTCTACCCAATCTTTCAACACTATCATTCAAGTGGACAGTCAAAAATAATGTATCATTTGCTAGAAACATTCCAAACTGGCTAAGGTTGAAATCAATGTCTTGGACGTTGTATATTCCACGAATTGTGTAGATATCTGGTGCATACTTTCTGTCTCTGTTTTCTAAAAATAATAAATCTTGTATTGTTCTTTCATTCAAAGTATCACCAGAATATTGCGGCTCTGTAGGACTGGCCTCGCCATCTTTGTTTGTATCTCCCTGATCATAGGGTCCTATGTATTTGTGATAGTGCAGGTCAGTTCCGCCCACCGTGAACATCTCTTTAATGTTCCTATCAAAGAACTTGTAGTCATTGCCCTTTTCAGGCTTAAAAATGGATAATCTTGGCATATCACACATATTTATTGCACAGGTAAAGGTAATAAATATCAGTATGTCAGAACTTCAAACAGGTCAACAAGAAATATTTGATTACGTCAAAAACAATCTCGGTGAGGGCATGATAGATGTGGAATTAGACCCTAAACACTATCAAACGGCCCTGACAAGAGCAGTTGACCGATATAGACAAAGAAGTTCAAATGCTGTGGAAGAATCATATGCGTTTTTAACTTTGAAGAAAAATCAAAATACATATATTCTACCAGACGAAGTAATAAATGTAAGAAAATTATTCAGACGTACAGTAGGTTCCAGAACTGAAGGTGGTGAAGGTGGTACATTATTTGAACCATTCAATTTAGCCTACACAAATACATACTTGTTAAGAGCAGGAGCAACTGGTGGATTAGCCACATATTTTGCTTTTGCAAGTTATCAAGAATTAGTGGGTAAATTGTTTGGTTCATTTATACAGTTTCATTTTGATGTGGCAACAAAAAAACTTACAATCACACAAAGACCAAGATCCGACCAAGAAACTGTTCTAATGCACACTGACAATTTTAGACCTGATATTACTTTATTCAAAGACGTGTATGCAAAACCATGGATCAGAGATTATACTTTGGCTGTGGCTAAAACAATGTTAGGTGAAGCAAGAGGCAAATTTTCTACTATTGCAAGTCCGCAAGGTGGCACACAGTTGAATGGTGCCGAATTGAAGACGCAAGGTCTAGCCGAAATGGAAAAACTAGACATGGAAATTGGCAACTACGCAGAAGGTGGCACACCACACAGTTTTGTTATTGGTTAATTAACCACATATCTCATTTAAATAGGTAGCAATGAAGAAAAACAATTACAAAAATTATTCTGACCTCACGCTAGATGAATTAGAAGAATTAGTTGAACAACTCGAAGTGATGAGCATCAAAGCACTCAAAGAAAAGAAAAAAACTTTGAGGATTACCATATTACGATCTGTTAAAAAAGCAATAAAAGAGATTGAAAAACGCCTAAAAAAATAGTATAATAAACCTTATGCTGATAGGTATAGTAGGTTTAATAGGTTCCGGAAAAGGTACAGTCTCGGACAGATTAGTTGAAAAACACGGATATCAAAAAGACAGTTTTGCAAAAAGCCTCAAAGACGCAGTCGCATCCATGTTCAATTGGGACAGGGCGATGCTGGAAGGTGATACAGAATCAAGCAGGCACTGGCGAGAACAACCTGACAAATTTTGGAGTGAGAAATTTGGCAAGCCTGTAACCCCTAGATGGGTTTTACAGTATTTTGGCACTGAAGTTATGCGTGGTCAGATGTACGACGCCATATGGGTTGACAGTTGTATGGGTAGGTACAAAGGACAAAACACAGTGATTGCCGATGTGAGATTTCCAAATGAAGTTACACAAATCAGAGCACACGGTGGCAAAATAATACGTGTTAAGAGGGGTCCGGATCCTGATTGGTTTGTCAATTATGTAGAAGGCAACATAGAGCCAACAGGCATACATTCTTCGGAGTATGCATGGGCAAAACAAGAGTTTGATTTCATGATAGAGAATAATGGCGATAAGAATGACCTGTATGAGAAGATAGACGAATTAATCGTCAGCAATAAGATCACCAACACGCCAACCCAATCTACGAACACTTCCAAGCCGTTGGCAGTTGGCGCAAACAGTTTTTAGATTATTACTATTAGTATTCCTTAGGTTCCCGTCCACAAACAGCACGTCTAGTTGTATCTTGTCCTGTGCTTTAAATCCACATAATTCACATTTAGTTTTCTTTTTGTATCCGGATCTTTGCAGGGCAGTGACACCGCCAATTTTCTTTTGGTTCTTCTTACGATTACAACTGTCACACAATCTACGCCAATAAATCTTGTTGGCCTTGCGATATCCATAGGCCCTCGGTTTGGATCTGCACTGTGTACAAAGCGGTCTTACTCCTATATTCATATAGTTGTATTTACGTCGCCTATATAGGTACCAAAATATGGTAAATTATGTCATAAAAACATAATGATATTATAAATAACACTAGTATACGTACAAAATTGCAAGGAGAATACGAACATGGCACGAACATCACCAGGAGTAGAAGTTAGCGTAATAAACGAGAGTTTTTATGTACCATCAGATGCAGGTACAAAACCTC